TTGGGATATCTTTAATGCTGACCTATACAAAGAAGTAATTACAGCAAAATTAAACGGTTTAAACAGATAGGATATGATACAAGTAAAAGAAATTGAAAAATTGAAAGATGCATTTATTGGTGCATTTGAGGGCGGCTCAACATATTGGGCAAACGTAAAAGATAAGACCCCTAAAAAAGTAGATGTTGCGTATGGCGAATGTACATCGGTGCGTTGGTTTCACCATATTTTAGAAGGCGGGTCAATGGACATATATGACGCTGAATGTGAAAGCGAGCTACTAACTGTTACTTTTGAGGGTCTTAAAGCAGCGCCAAAGAAATTAGAGAACGAAGTAGAGCGTATGTATTTAGACTATAAGTACCAAAGAGGTGACTGTTATACAGACGATGCTATACTTCAATTATCTATATTTGATAGGTTGATATTCGGTTAATTTCGCGCCATACACAAAGGACAAAACAGTAAAATATAATTAAAAATAGATAGAGTTATGAATGAATACACACAAACAGCAGCATCAATGATGCGAGAAGCAGCAAAGAACAACTGCAAAGAAATTTGCAAACTATTAGGACAAGATGAGTCTCTATATATGGAGAAGTTTAAACGCTTTGTAAGAGATATTAAAAACCCTGAATACTTAGCTCCCATGGAAATGTATAGAAGAGTATATAATAGCTCAGTGCAAAAGCTAAGTTCATTAAAAGAACGTGTTCAGGCACAATGAACATTGAAATAAAGTGAACGAAAGCGATTAATTTCGCGCCATACACAAAGTAAAAGACAGCCCTGTTATTAATTTAACGGGGCTTTTTTATGCGCTAAACTTTCTCTTGATACATTCTAACCGGATACAAATTTAAACCCGTTAAAATATCTCTTATTCACTATCTTATTTGACACGATGACTTTTTTAAGGGGCTAAAATAGTCATGCATAATTTTAAAAAAACCGTCAAACCTATGCTGTCATTGGTCTGTAGAAGGTTTTGAGTTTTGACTTTTGTTACGACCTTATATAGGTAGTAAAAGTTTTTTTTGTTTTACCTATTGTGTATGTGAAAATATACTATATAACCCCAAACCCAATAAACAATAACCAACCAACCAAAAACCAATTTAAACCCCCTTTATTAATACTTTATTTGATATTGGTATAATTGCATTGTGTTAACCTTAAACAACCTTAAAACAGCTTTAAATAGCCTTAAAACCTTTGTTTACTTGTATTTTATTAAAACTTGAATAGTTTAAATTTAGTTTATTTTATAAACCAACTGAATAACAGCAAGTTAGGTATTTATATGTTAACGAATGTTAAAAAATATTGTGTATTGAAATATTCGTTGTAGTATTGCTTTCGTAAACAAATAAAAACTATAAAGTCATGACACAAAAAAAATTAAAAGAAGGCATTCAATTTGAGTTTTCAAACGAAAATTGGTGCGAACAAAATTTATCGGATGATTTAAGATGTGGAACAATTGAATTTAACGCTAGATTCAATTGGTTTTCAATTTTTTTCAATGGGACTTGCGTACATACATCAAAGACTTTCAAGTCTGCTGAAAATAGATTGATTAAACTGATGGATAAATGGAATTGCGAATTTAACAAAAATTAACAATTAAAATTTGGTAGGTTAGCAAGTATGTACAATATTTGCTTTTGTAAACAATTAAACAAAACAAAATGAAAAAGTATAAACAAAATTTAAGAGTAGAAAACAAAAAAGTGTTTATTTACAATACGCACGTTGCAACAATTGAGAATGATAATTTAATGCAGTTGGGCTATTGGTCTATGACTACTCAGGAGCATCTTAACTATGTGGCAAACGAATTTAATTTAAATTTAGTTAAGCCTAGTTAAACACTTTATAGCCTTATTAGGCGCAAAATATTAAAAACTATAATAATGAAAACACTAGTTGACGAAATGACGGGGCGAAAAGATTTTCCAATATTCAATGGAAGTGATGAAAATATTTGTAAATGGGTTAATTCAAACATTGATTCAATGGAAGGCTTAAATGAACCTCATTCATGTACTGCTGAGTTAATAGACGGTACTATATGCATAATCGGAGATGAAGATTTAAGAGAACTAAGAATTGTAAGAGTAGAAACTATTGATGTTAATTAACAATTTTTAACACTAACATACAAAACAAATAAAGTACATTTGAATAATTAAACAAAATAAAAGATTATGAAAACTTATATTCAAAAAAAGATTGAGAAATTAATGCAAACGTCAACAGGCAAAGCGATGTGCGACAGCGGCGGCGAAGATGGTAGGCATTGGCAAAGGAATCAAAACAGAAAGCTAAACTTTAATGAGGATATAAAGTTAGATGAGTACGGGGCTACTATTCCTATCCACGTTTATATGGATACGATGTTTGAATGTGATGAAGTTACTGCTATCTTTAACCGTAAATTAAGCAAAGATTATTTCTGGGTTCAAGATGCGTTTGATGTGCTTTCTGAGGCGTTTGAATTAGATACTGATGGATATTTATGTTCAAGTGAGGCTAACAACACTTACAACAGCGAAAACGACCTTTCGCAAGATTTTCAGTACCAATTAATAGGCTTTAACGGTGATGTATATTGCTTATTTCAATTGCATCAAGGCGCTGATATTAGAGGCGGATATACAAGCACGCAAGTATTCAAAGTTAACGACCCTGACTACTTTTTTATAGGTTGGTCGGTTGACTTTTACGATAATAGTAACGATGAGCAATTTGAATGTTTTTATTCAATTGGTGATGATGAAAGGTACGAACTGAACGAATCAAAACAATGCTTTATAAATAAAGAAACAAGTGAAGAGGTTTATCCTTATTCATCCGCAACGGGTTATTAACATAATTTAACTTTTTAATATATAAACAATTACATACATTTGAATTATTAATTTTAAAACAAAACAAAATGAAAACAATTAAAGAATTTTTAGGAACGCTTACAACAGAATTAGACCTTCAATATAATTATCAAGATGATATGACCTTTGGAGAATTTGAAGAGGCTATTGATACCTATATTAGAGAATCAAGCGATGTTATTTACTACTCTAAAGCGATGGAGTTTTTACAGGAACATGACCCTAGTTTGAGAGAAAGTTTAGGGCTTGCATCGGATTTAGGATATGACCCTAGCGACTTAAATAGCGAAATTTTAGCCACGCTATTAAACCAACAGAAACTATTTGAAGAGTGGAGCGAATTATCCAGCGAAATAGAAGAGTATTTTGATGAATATGAAAAATACCTTGAATTAGAAAGGGAGAAGGAAGAAATTTAATAACTTTTGTTTTGTTTATACCCGTCTAACATTGGGATGTTCTGTCCCTTTGTTTTAGGCGGGGAATTAACAAGGCAAGTAAATAATTAAAACAAAACAAGATGAGAACAGAAACAATAACAAACAGAATATTTACATTCGATGAGTTATCGGATGAGGCAAAGGAAAACGCTAGGGATTGGTGGAGAGGATTAGGTTTTGATGATGTGTGGTTTGAAGAAAGACAGTCATCATATTCTAAAGCTAAGGAACTTTACGATGAGCTTGAGGCTATAGATGGAATCATTAGTGGGCATAGACTATACACTTGGATACAAAATAATTTAAGCTATAATTGGGTTGAACAATGCGTATTTAGTAAGCATAATGACGGTAGCTTTAAGTCAGATTGGTTTAGCTATAAGTACAATTGTATTAAAAGCAGAACATCCCGCATAAAGCAAGTTAATAACATAGAAGGATGTCCTTTGACTGGCGTGTGTTATGATTGCGATTTTATGAAGCCAATTATTGATTTTATGAAAAACCCTAGTAACTTAGTATCTAATTTAGACTTAACACTACCTAGCTATGAAAGGGTTGCCCAAAATGATTTTGATTGGATGAATAGCGATGAGTATATTGATGATACAATTGAGGCAAATGAATATGAGTTTTTAGAAGATGGTACAAGCTATTAATAAGGTAAGGAATTTAAAAATATTTAAAATGAAAAACAGTCAATGCGAAATACAAGAACTAAAAAACGGTGATTGGTTTATGCTGAATAACGGAGAAGAAATAAGAAATAAATATCAATTCTTAGGGGAAGTAATGCCAAAGGTTTATGGAGCCACTTGCCCTGATGATAATAGAGAATTTTACTTTGGTACTAAGGTTGAAAAAATAGAAGGTTTTGGCTTGTACCTAATGCAAAGTGGTAGAGATTGGGATTAATAGAAAACAAAAACACAGAGAAAATGAAAGCAAGAATTACTAAACACGGTCAACACTTAAACGGTTGGTATATATACCTAGAAAATTGTGATGATTGGTTAAATGATAATCCTAACTTCGAAAAAGAATTTAGTGTGTATTTGAGCGATGGAATTATTTACATAGAGAAACCATTTTTAAATTTCTCAGGAACATTAAGGAAACTATCAAAAAAAGGAAGGTTTTATTTAACATCAGACGAACTAGAAGAAGGAATTTACACAATAATAGAAATTAACAGCGAAACACTAGAAATAGATTTATGAAAACATTTAACAGACTTATAGCGGATTTTATGGGAGTAAATGTCATTACTATTGATGATGTTAGAGAAAACAAAAATCCTTATATCTCATCAGCAGATGGACACCTTGAAAGTGATTTAAAATACCATAGTTCATGGGATTGGCTGATGCCCGTAGTGGAGAAGATAGAGAGACAGTACAAAACCAATTTTATAATCAAATGTATTTGGAATGAGTTTAACGAATGCTCTTATTATCAAGTCATTGTAACTATAGAACAAGGTGAGATGAGTAAAGATAGGTCATGTATCTACGACTCTAAAAAAATATATGACTATATAGGAGATACAAGTAAGTGCAAGAAGGAAGCTACTTACGAAGCAGTAGTAGAATTTATTAAAAACTTAAATTAAATTAAAATGAAAAATTATTACAATACCACTAACGAGAGTGGTCAGCAGTTAAAAACTTTTGAAACGAAAGCAAAAACTCAAAACGAAATAAAAGGTATATACTATAATGAAATAAGTGGAAACGTTTATTTTGTTAATAAAGTTGAAACAGATAGGGTTAGAGTTAGTACAGTATTAACAAATTCTATTGGTGGTATGGTTAAGATTTTAAACGATAGTTGTTCGATACCATTAGACGTTTTTAAAGAGTTTAAGTTTAGTGGTAATTACACAAGAAACGATATAAATATTTTATAAGATGGGAACAATAAAGTTAGAAAGCCACAATGTGAATGTTTGCTAACTAGGCACTAAACGCAATTAAATTATAAAACGATTAAAAAGCTAAAAAAAGAATTATGAAAACAACAGATATATTATTAGCAGTATTTAAAGCAATAGCAATTACATTTTACATTTGCTCAATGGTTTTATTTTTAATATACTTAGCATTATGAATGATTTAAACAAGGCAGATATTATTTCGCAAGGAGAGATAGTGAAGAAGGAACTAGAACAACAAGGAGCAAAAGAATTAACAGCTCACAGCGATTTAGGAGTGGCTTTAACGGCTAAACAAATGGATTTAATATGTGAGTATAAAGAAGTAATTAAAACGCTTAAACAATTAAAAAAAGAGATATGATATACAAATTTATATATTGGTTAATGCTTGCTTCATTAGGAGCATTAGCTTGGGGAGTTATTATAGGGTTTATTTATACCGTCCTTTGTGGGATGGCGGAATTTATAGGATTAATTTAAATACCTATATTTGCAACCTAAGAGCGTGAGACCTCAACTTAAAACATTTAGATAATTCCTTGCCGAGAACCCTTCGGTCTCACGCCTTCTTGGTGGGGGATTATCGACTTTATTATAATTATTATGGAGCATTGGAAGAACTTATCGTTAGAAGATTTAGAAGGGGAGGTGTGGGAGGATATAAATGGGTTTGAGTGTAGGTATATAGTATCTAATCTTGGTAGAATTAAGAGTATAGATAGCAATAGAATATTAAGACAATCAACAAACAGAAATAATGGTTACTTAAAAACTTCAGTACCATTAGAGCCAAAAAAAAGAAAACTCAAAACATTAAGAACCCATAGAATAGTTGCTGAATCGTTTATCCCTAACCCGCATAAAAAAGAAACAGTAAATCACATAGACGGAAATAAACTGAATAACACTAAGTCTAATTTAGAATGGGCTACATATAAAGAGCAGTCTGAACACGCATATAGGCTGGGACTTATCAAGCCACCGAGAATGTATGGTGAGGATAATTCTCAATGTAAGCTAAATAAAACTGAGGTTAGGATAATACGAAGATTAAAGGGAAAATTAAGTCAAGTTGAAATAGGTAAATTATTTAACGTGAGTGGCGGTGTAATAGGTCGTATTCACAGAAACGAAATATGGGTTAATATATGATAACAATATTTAAAGACGGAATAGATATAGCGAATCCTCACTACATAACAGTAGACCACGCATTATCAAGGATAGCTAATGGAGCGAGTAAGGATGCTGTGCTAAAGATTAGAGAGGTAAAGAAATCTGGAGGCAGTACATCTAGCTTGAAATTAAAATTACCATCAGTTATATTTAGCGGTAAATGCACTAAAGAAATAGAGAAGGTATATAAAACTGGCAAGAATAAAGGAAAGAAGTATAAATCAAAGAGGGATGATGAGTCGGTAACGGAACATAGCTCTTATTTTGTTTTGGATTTTGACCATGTAGACGTTGAATCCAAAAAGCAACAGCTAAAAAACGATGAGTATATATACGCTTGTTGGACTTCACCCTCTGGGGATGGGATTAAAGCCTTAGTTAAATGCCCACCTAGTATAGAGAAGCATACTAAATATTATGAGTCATTTGTATCTAGGTATCCTGAATTAGATACTACATCTAAAAATATAGCTAGGTTATGTTACGAATCTTACGACCCTGAAATATTCATCAGAGCAGTAAGTAAAGAATGGTCTAAGCAATTAAGTCCCGAAGCCACAGTTAGGGTTACTCAAACGAGGACAGAGCAGCATAACAATAGAATTATGGATGTTGCTGCTGGAATGATTAGAAGCGCAGTAGATGGCACGAAGCACGATACCCTTATTAAAGCCGCTAAACTATGTGGTGGCTACATAGCGGTAGGTAGGTTGGATGAAATGCAAGCGAAGCAGACTTTATTAGATGAGATTTCCGCTAGAGATATAGACGATGTAAACGGAGCAGAAAAAGCAATAGATGATGGCATCGAATACGGAAAAAGAAGACCTATACAAGAGGCTAAGAAATTAGAGAAAGCTCAGACATTTATAAAAAGAAAGGATGGTAACTATGATTTCTTAGCAGATGAAAAGGAAATGGATTGGTATGAAGAATCGTTTTTAAATGGAACGTTACCAATGGGCTTACCAACTGGATTAAACCAACTAGATAAATATTGGATGTTCAAACATAACACTCTTGTATGGTTTATGGGGTTAGATAATACTGGTAAATCCTTTATAATGTGGTATTTAGCTGTCTTACAAGCAATGCTGAATGGTAAGAAGTTCCTATTGTACTCAGCGGAAAATGGAGATGGAGAAGTCCGTAAAAAATTAAAGGAGATGTATATTGGTGAGCGATTAGATAACTCTACCGAAGAGCAGATAGCAAAAGCCTCAGAGTTCACTAAAAATCATTTTAAGATAATGACTTCTAAAAAAATGCACACCGTTGAAGAGTTCTTAATGAGAGCAGAAATTGTATTTGATGAGGGATGGGAATTTGATTGTGTAATTGGCGACCCTTTTAATGGTTTCGATGTTCCGCTAGAGTTATCTGGTCACATACATAACGTAAAGGCTTTAAATATGCTAAGGGTATTTAAAGAGAATTATTCTAGTATATGGATGACAGACCACGCAGGTAGTTTTGCGGCAAGAGATATGGATAATGACGGGTATGTTAGAGTGCCTTGGAAATCCTCAGTTGACGGAGGTCAAATTAAGGCAAATAAGACTGATGACTTTATTGTAGTTCATAGACTAACTAACCACCCTACTGATTGGATGATAACAGAAGTTCATGTTCAGAAAATAAAATCTACTGAAACTGGAGGGGGTATGACTGCGAAGGGAAACCCATTTAGAATGGTTATGAATATGAATAAATGCGGTTATCATCAAATGGATAGCTTTGACCCCGTAAAAAAATACTGGCAATACAAGGGTAAAACAGAAACTCCAGAACAAGCAATAGATAAAGTTAATGATTCCTTAAAAGCTAACACAAGTTTTGATGAGCCAACCCCAATAATAGATGATATTGAAATAATGGAAGCCCCATTTTAAAACAAATAATTATGAAAAAATTAACAAAAATACATTACGAAAAGAACATCCTACCAACGTATTCAGTCGAATGGAAGGAAGTTCTTAAGGATGACGAAACAAACAAAAAGTTTATAGAAATAGCTAATGAATCAGTAGTAAATGACCTTAAGATTAAAATAAAATTACTGAAATTAATGCCAACTCCAGATGAGTATAAAAAGGAAGCATTGAGCTACTTGGAATCAATGTTAAATGAGTATACTATTTAGATTACATTAATAAATGTTAAAAAGCTTGTCAATCAGAAAGTTAAATAATATATTTGAGTAAAATTTAGAGATATGAGCTTAACTAAAAGAAACATAGAGCAATTTAATTCTGGCTACGATGGAATGGATGATGAATACTTCTATCGCAAAGCACAAGAAGCAGAATACAGAGAAATGACAAATGAAATACCGTACTTACAGCGACTTAGGATTGAAGATGGAAAGCTTAAACAAGCTATCGAAGCATCAGCTAGAGCAGCTATTGGAAGTGCTAACAAGGCATCACGGTTACATTAATAGTGAGTTTACAGAGAAAAGAAAGAAAGTAATTGAACATTTAATAAAAGAAAGATGAACTACGATGATTACAAGCTATCTAATCCTTACGATGACGAGGATGTATTTGGAAATACAATTGATAGTGAAGAAGAGGAAAACGAAGCTGCCGATAGAGCAGATGATTATAATGATGAATTAAAACTAGAAGAATGAAAAATATATACAAAGCATTAGCTGATTTTCAGCAAGAAGTTCCGCCAATCCATAAAGGAACTCAAGGATTTGGGTATTCATACGCAGACCTTTCGGCAATATTCAAAGTGATTAACCCATTAATGAAAAAGCATAAGCTAGGGTTTACCCAATTACTAAACGGAGAGGATTTAAAGACCGTTATATTCCACGTTACAAGCGGAGAATCTATTGAGTCTACTGTTCATATTCAGCAAGACGTACAGTTAGCTAAAATGAATACGTTTCAAGTACTAGGAAGTGCTATAACATATTACAGAAGGTACTCGCTGTCTGCTGCATTAGGATTAATAACAGATAAGGATATTGACGCTTGCGGAGAGCAGGAAACTAAAACGCCACCTAAGAAAGAAGCGTTAACAGAATCTCACCCACGCTATGAAGGGGCAAAGAAAGCGTTAAGCGAAGGTAAAACTACATTAGAAGTAATTAAACAAACATTCACCGTAAGTAAAGCGGTAGAAAAACTATTAACAAGTAAATAAATAAATAATAAGATGAGTGATTTAAAATTAACAGGAAAGATTAAATTAATCGGAGAAAAGCAAACGTTTGACTCTGGATTTCAAAAGGTAGAATTTGTGATTACCACGAATGATACTTACCCACAAGACGTTAAGTTTGAAGTGCTAAAGGATAAGGTAGATAATTTCCTAAAGTACAATAAGGTTGGTCAGGATGTAGATGTGTCATTTAATATTAATGGCAGTGAGTACAAAGGTAAGTACTATGTGAATCTAATTGCGTGGAAAGTTTTCAAGGCTGATGGTCAAAGTGGAGCAAGTACGCCTAACAAGGAGTTCGAGAAGCAAACGGCAGCGCCAATAGCTGAGGATAATTCACTCCCATTTTAATCTATGATTAACAATTACACAAGCAAAGCAGAGGAGGTTCTAATTGAGCCTTCTTCTGCATTGTCTTTAGCTGTTTAAAATATATTTAAAATTATGAAAGAAGAAATAGAAAGTAAACTATCCCCGCAACAGATGGTGGTAGTAGACTCTTTAAGAGAGCAATTAGGAGATGACACAGTTAATATACTCCTAAAGTTTGGTTATGAAATAGGTAAAGCAGATGGAGTAGAGATGTTCTTTCAGAAGACTAAAGACATTTTAAAGGAAGTATAATGGAACAAATAACAGAAGAAGAAAGAGATTTATTATTTAACACTTGGACTAGTAGAGATAAAGTTTCATTTCTTAATGACATAATTCTTAACTCTAATGAGCCTATTGCAACAGAGAGATTATTGTATGAGGTAGCTCAGAATATATGGGAGAACTGCATAGACAGAAAGTTAGATTTAATGAGTAAAAATGAAATAGTATGATTAGTTCAAATGATTGGTTCGAGGTTATTAATACACCTAAGTCGCTATCTCCATTCGAGCAAGTGCTACTTAAAATTGGAGTCGAGGCGGAAAGAGTAAATGCAAAAAAAGATTACCTAGAACTAAAGGATAGGCTTCTTTTTTACTTTGAAAATCATCACCATATAGATAGAGATAAGCTATTGACTAAAACTAAGACTAGAAAGGCGGAGATTGTAGAAACTAGGCAAATGATAATGCACTGCTTGAGACTTAATACAAACGCTTCATTAAGAATTATAGGCGATTTATTTGATAAAGACCACTCTACATCATCCCACTCGGTTAAGGTTATAAATAATTTATTAGAGATAGACCCCGTATTAAGGATTAAGTATTGTGATATGCTTAAACATTGTGGAATGGAAACTAAAGCTAGCAGATTAGTAAAAAAATACAATAGAAAATGAATTACGAATTAACATTAACGACACACGAAAAGAGGACTGCGGAACTCTTTGGAGATATAGATACCCTAGAACTTCATACCGTTCCTATTGAAACGTTAGAGGCTATGAAGAACCATTACCTTGTATCACTATCATATTTAGGGGAACTCAAAACCACTAGGGGAAATGCTTTAAACGAATCTAAAACAGCCTTAAAAATAATCCTAACCGAAAAGAAAATAGAATATTTAAAGGACTTGACGGGTTCTGATAAGGCTAGAATAGCTACGTTATACGCAGAAAGAGATTGCGAGACAGAAATTAAAGGCATAGCCATATTAGAAAACGAATACAAAGAAGTAAGCAATAGGTATTCTGTATGTGATACTATTATACGCTCTCTTACGCAGACAATAAGCGTAGTTAAGAATGAAATACAATCACAGCAATTTATAAAAGGGAAATAAGATTATGGATTTTATAGGTAAGGATTGGTTAGATTACTATAAAATAAGACACTCTAAGCCATTTTATAACGGCTCTTTAAAGGTGGGTTATCCAATAAACATAAAAGACATAATAAACAGCGACCTAAAACGGGTTATTCCAGAATCATTAGGAATATACCACTTATTTAAAGATGGTGAGTTAGTTTATATAGGTATGAGTAAGTGTATAAAAAAAAGAATATCAGAACATTACGATAATAATGACATTGACTTTAATGAGGTATTATGGTTCTGCGCTGAAATTGCAAATAAAAACATAAAAGATATATTTAGAATAGAGAGGCTAATGATTATAAAGCATAAACCTAAATTTAATACAGCATACCTATAATGATTCCCGCCACAGAAAGAGAATATAACTACTTCAAACGCAACGGACATTGCTTTGATTTAGGCTCATTAGCATACAATGAACTAACAACCGAAGGTAAGATACCAAAGAAAGCTAAAGACCCGTCAAAGGGCTTAGAATACGCTAAGAAACTACTTGTAGAGGGTTATGAAGCAGATAAGAGTTTAGCTAACGAACAAATGACTAAATACTGGCAAGACAGAATAGACAATATAGACGAATTAGTTAATAGCGCAACTAAACTAAAAGGTAGTAGTGTGTTAAGGGATGATGTATTTGTTTATTTCAAGCGATATATAGTTAATGAATATTTTAAAACATTATGAGACACTCAGATAACGACTTATTTAAAATAGGAGCTAGATTAGCCCTACACGGACAAAGCTTCATAGAAGTGTTAGACGAAATAAAAGGAACTAAGCTGTACAATAAGAAGCCTAAGATGCTACTCAATCAGTTAATGAAAGAGTTGGAGAAGGATGTAAGTATAGGTGGTGTGTTTGTAGAAGGTCAGGATGTAATTACTAATTTATCACAAAAGATTGATGAAATAGTTGATAAGGAATTAGATGACACTATATTTGAGTTGAAGAAATAACGTATGGTAATATGAAAATGTACGAGGTACAAAGTATTTTTTATATTACGTGTTACCTACTGGTGCGACTTTAAACGCCTAAACTTAATTAATAGAACTGAACCTTTTTTCTTTTCTTTTTTGAGCGGTGGCAAAATTAATTTGAAAAATTCAAATATATGATTTATAACGAAAATTGCAAGATTACATTAAAAAGACTTAAAGACAAGTCTGTTGATGGTGTAATCACATCACCACCATATAATATCAATACCGAAAGAAGTGATTGTTATTACAATAATGGATATTCTGAAATGGATGGATTAAGTGAAAATGATTATCTTGAAGTAAGAACTGATGAATTTAAAGAACTTTCAAGAGTAATTAAAGATAAAGGTGTTGTTTGCTACAACATATCTTATGCAAAAGAAAATCCAATTTTACCTACATTATTAGTTGCAAAAATCCATAATGAAACAGATTTGACTATTGCAGATATTATTTGTTGGAAGAAACCACACTCTATACCCTTTCAAACATCACCAACTAAATTAAGCAGGATTACCGAGTTGATTTATGTTTTTGTAAAGAAAGAACATTTACACACGTTTAAAACCAACAAGGATGTAAGTAAGGTGAATGAAAAAACAGGTCAGAAGTTTTACAAAAACTATGTTAACTATATAGAAGCTAAAAACAATGATGGATATAAGTGTCAATTAAAAGCGTCTTATTCACAAGATTTGTGTAGCCAATTGATTAAGATATACTTCCCTAAAGGAAGTTTAATCTATGACCCTTTTACTGGCATAGGTACTACTCAATTAAGTTGTATCGAGAATGAATGTAATTACATCGGCAGTGAACTAACATTAGAACATTTTAACATTGCAACTAAAAGGGTGCAAGAAAAAAGAAAAGAAAAAGACAATGAACCACCAACTTTATTTAATGAACTGAATTAAGCACTTGTACGTAACACCAAGCTAAGAAACGTGCGAAGCAATGTTTCCTTAGCAACTGTTAACTAACGTCTTTTTGAGGCACGAAAAAATATGTTTAAATGATTAACAAAAAGAAACTCTGCAAAGACCCTAACAACACAGAAGAGGGTAAGCTGTGTTATTACTTCACTAAATTATACGGTTGTACCTCGTGCAGCGCCAAATACAAACCCAAGACTAAAACCAAGAAGGTAAAACAGAAGATTAAGCAAGTGAGTTCTAAAAGGGCTAGGATGAATCAGGCTTATTCTGTTATGAGAAAGTTGTTTTTAAAGGATAAGACTTGTGAATTTCCTAGTTGTTCCCGCAAACACACAGAGGATAATCAACTAACCATACACCACAAGAGAGGAAGAAACGGAGAAAGATTACTAGATACAACCTATTGGATGGCTGTATGTATGGAACATCATAAATACATAGAAGAACACCGAGAAGAAAGTTTCAAGAAGGGTTGGTTAATAAATAGAAATAAAGAGATATGACATATAGTTTCAGTAGAATAAGTTCGTTTCATAATTGCCCTAGTGGATGGTTTATTTTTATTTATATTTGTATAGTAGAGTTACGGCTACTTTTAAATATTTTTACAAAGCCCTGTCAAGAGTAGAGTCCGTAACCTCGAAATTGATGGGGTTTATTTTTATGCAAGAGTTTACAAAAGAAGAATTAAAAAACGAAGAGTGGAGAGATGTAGTTGGATACGAAGGATTGTATCTGGTTAGTGATTTAGGGAGAGTAAAAAGCAGTTACATTGTTAGTAGGGCTAAAGATGGAATCATTAAAATGGGGAGCGATAAGAATGGGTATTGCAGTTTCGCTTTATGGAAAGACAAATCACAAATTACCAAGAATGGACATCGTGTAGTCGCTAAAGCATTTTTACCTAATCCAAAAAACAAACCGTGCGTGAATCATATAGATGGTGATAAAAGGAATAATCGAACAACCAACCTAGAATGGGTTACATATAAAGAAAATTCCCGACACGCGATTGAAACTGGTCTGTATAGACACCCTGAAATGAAGAAGGGGTACGACTCGCCACACAGTAAAGAGGTGTATCAGCTTACGGTAGAGGGTGTTTTTATAAAAGCGTTTGGTTCATCTATCGAGGCGGCTATAAGTTTATTTGGAGATATTAATAGAGGCTCTATTATACGCAAATGCTGTAGAGATAAATCAAGTTCTTATAAGGGTTTTCTATGGAGATACCCTAAAGACGTTAATAAAGATGCGATTTCAAAACATAAAAGAATAATACAACAGTTTTCTTTAGAGGGGATTCTTATTAAAGAGTATACTGGTACTAGTGCAGCCCAAAAAGCCACTGGAGTCTTGGCTACTGGTATAGGGAACAATGCAAACGGGAGGACAAATACCGCTGGGGGGTTTGTCTGGAAATATAAATATGATTACAATTCAATATGAAAGAAACAATATATTCTTGGAGTAGGGTTAACTATACTTGTTTAGCCGCTTGGTATCAAAATTATGTACTAGAAAAGAAGGGTGAGGACAACATCTGGAATGTCGGAGGTTTATTCGAGCATAACCTAATGGAACACGCAGCTAAAGGCGCAATGACACAAGAGGATTGCCTAGAAGCTGTTAAGAATACTTGGTACGATGCTGTTGATGGATTAGACAACCCATTTGGGTACTACGGTAAAGAAGGTAATTACATTGAAGCCGCTGAACATTACTACAACAAAACACTTCCGTTCTTCACTAAGGAGAATACTAATTGGTTATTAGGTAAAACAGTTTCAGTAGAAGAGCATTTAGAATTTACCCTTCCTTCGGGCAAAAAATTTCAAGGCTTTGTAGATAGAGTAAGTGTTGATAGTGATGGAAAGAGCAACCTAGCCATCAGAGATTATAAAATAAGCAAACGCTTTACAAGAAAAAACGTAAAAGAAAAGGCTAGACAGCTATACATTTACGCTTATGGCTATCATCAGAAACACGGAGTATATCCAGAGCAATTAGTTTTTGAGTTCTTTCAATTTTGGGACAAACCAAAGGTTATTAAGTTCAAGAAAACTGATATGGATGAGGCTATTGAGTTTGCTGAAAGTAGAATAAGAGAGATTGAAGGTAGATTAAAGGTAGAGAGAATGGGTATGAAGGGAATGTTTAACCCTGACTATAAAGAACTATTAGATGATAACGGAGAGCGTAATATGTTCTGTAAGTCTGTCTGTGGGTATCGTAATGGCTGTCCTTTCATAGACGGAAACCACCTCAAAATGTTTAAAACAAAAGAGTTACAAGATATAGAAATAAAAAAATAGAGTATATTCGTAAAAACTAAAATCAAATGTTATGAGTAAGTGGTTTAAATATGACACTAAAATAGATGGACTTTTAGGTTCTGGTAGGTCTGATTGGAGTCAAATGGCAAGAGAAATACTAGGAGATGTTGAGTATAGTAAAGTAGATGCTCTAAGGAAGTATATTAAGAGGAGAAGTAAGAAAGAAACTGAAGTAACCAACACCTCAACAACTAAATCAAATGAATATTCAACACCGTTTCAACTGTCCGCTTGGGATGAGGATGGTACTATAATGGATATTGATAAATA